ATGTCAAAGAAAAGACGTGACAGCAAAAATCGAGTTTTGCGGTCGGGAGAGAGCCAGAGAAAAGACGGAAGATATGCTTACAAATATATAGATACCTTTGGTAATCCGCAGTTTGTGTATGCGTGGAAGTTAGTACCTACGGACAAGACCCCTGCCGGAAAGCGTGAGGATATATCCCTACGAGAAAAGGTAAAAGAGATACAGAAAGACCTTGACGACGGGATAGACACCATAGGCAAGAAAATGACGGTCTGCCAACTTTATGCAAAGCAGATACGCCACCGGGGAAATGTAAGGTACAATACGAAAAACGGACGCAAGCGGCTGATGAAGCTACTGGAAGAAGATAAACTTGGGGGCTGCCCGATTGACAGCGTGAAGCTGTCCGACGCGAAAGAATGGGCAATCCGCATGAAAGAAAAAGGAATTTCCTATAAGACTATCAGTAATGACAAGCGTTCCTTGAAAGCTGCCTTTTACACAGCGATACAGGACGATTGCATAAGGAAAAATCCTTTTGACTTCCAGTTAAACACTGTCATTGAAGATGATACAGAACCAAAGGTTCCGCTAACACCAGCGCAGGAAGAAAGTTTTTTGTCCTTTGCTCAAAATGACAAAGTTTATCAGAAGTATTATGACGAGCTTATTATTTTGCTTGGGACAGGGCTTCGTATCTCTGAACTTTGCGGGCTGACCGATACTGACATTAACTTTGAGAATAGGATAATCAATGTAGACCACCAACTTTTAAGAAGTGCGGAAACAGGATATTACATTGAAACACCAAAAACGAAAAGCGGTATTCGTCAAATTCCAATGAGCGAAAAAGTATATGAAGCATTTAACCGAGTGCTGAAACGGCGCAGGGGTGCAAAAGCTGTTACTATTGACGGTTACAGCAACTTCCTTTTCCTCAACCGGGACGGCTACCCGAAAACAGCTACCAATTATGACGGTATGTTTAGGGGGCTTGCAAAGAAGTACAACAAGTACCATGAGGAAGCTCTACCGAAAGTAATGACACCGCACACCTTACGTCATACGTTCTGTACCAACATGGCAAATGCCGGAATGAACCCGAAAGCATTACAGTACATTATGGGACATTCCAACATTACTATGACGCTGAACTATTACGCACACGCTACTTTCGACAGCGCAAAAGCTGAAATGCTGCGGATAGCAGCTTAGTAGTAAATCAAGGTTTTACTACTTCTTTACTACTTTTGAAAGCAAAAACCTAAGCGGATATAAAAATATATGTGAGTTTCTTCCGATACGAAAAATGCCGGAAAAGCCTGTAAATACGGGCTATACCGGCATATAAGAACTTCTAAAAAGATAATCAAAATTCATATCTAATTTTAATAGAAAAATTTATAAGACAGCCGAAAAAATAAATAGAGGTCATAATCCGCGTTGTCAGACATGGATTATGACCTTTGTTTTTTGCACTAAATAGATATTCAGTCTTCTTTGCCGTCGAGCAGGCTCTCTCTGAAGCCGTCGCTGATAACGGCAAGGTTATCGATATGCATCTTCCCGTTTTTGAATTTGAGCGTGAGCGAATCGGAGTTTCGCTTCATCGAGACAAAATCAGAAATATTAAAGCGCTTCTTCTTGCCGAACATGGTCGAATAGATATATATCCCCTCGCCCGCAGACACGACCTTTTGATCGAGCTGGCAGAGCATCGCCGCGGCACCGAAAAGCATACAGCCAAGACCCGGAATCGCAACGAAGAACTTTCCGACAGCGAGCATTGCGATGCAGACGGCGGCGCCGGCAATATAGACAGCCATGCCGAAGAAGAAAAGCCATCTTGGAATATGTACGACATATTTTGCATCACCGGGATCGCGCACTATACGGACGATAAAATATATCAGCAGAGCCGCAGAAACGACAGCGGCGACAAAAGCATAAATCATTCCGACTCTCCTTAAAAGATATTGAGATTCCTGAGCACGAATATCATAGAGATGACCCATGCCGCATCGACAATATATGAAATTATCGTCAGAACTTTCGATGACTTAGCGCCGACCGCGATACCTACGACTCGGAGCACGAAGAACAATATTATCGCCACGGCACTCGCTATCAAAAATCCGAGCATCACCGACGCGCTGACAAAATTCGGCTTTGCGGCGTTGATTATCTGAACAATAAAAAATGCGACTGCGCCGACTATGTCAACAATAGCCGATATATTTGTTATTTTTGGCAGAACTTTGTTTTTCATATTTACGAGACCCGAAGTCTCCCTCACTCCTTTGAATCGGTTACGGGAAAATTCTATCACATAAATGCGATTTAATCAACAGCGGACAGAAAAAAGCGGCGAAATTTACCGCCGCGCATGGTTAGCATACATTAATTATATTTAACTATATTCGCCTGTATCGGCTCTCCCCTGCCGAACGAGGCGGCATTTTCAAACGTGGTTTCGCTTATCGACTCAAGCGCCTCGCGGGTCAGAAAGCCCTGGTGCGAGGTGATTATAACATTCGGGAACGACAGAAGACGCGCCGTGACGGAGGTTTCGAGTATATCATCCTCGCGGTTTTCAAAAACGTTGTGTGTCTCCTCCTCGTACACATCGAGCCCGACGCCCATAAATTTATGCTGTCTTATACCTTTTATAAGATCGGGCGTGCTTATCAGCGCGCCGCGCGAGGTGTTAACAAGGATAACGCCGTCCTTCATCCGCTCTATTGCGTCGATATTTATCATATGATAGGTCTCCTCGGTCAGCGGGCAATGGAGAGATATCAGATCGCTTTCGCCGAGAAGTTCATCGAGTTCGACATATCGAACGAAGTCGAGCGAGGGGTTCCGATACTTATCATAGGCGATAACATTCATCCCGAGTCCGCGGCAGGCGCGCGCAAACGACGCGCCTATCTTTCCCGTGCCTACAACTCCTGCCGTCTTTCCGCAGAAGTTGACCCCGGTCAGTCCCATGAGGCTGAAATTGTTCTCGCGCACTTTTATATAAGCCTTGTGTATGCGGCGATTGACGGCGAACGCGAGCGCGAGGGCGTGCTCGGCTATTGCCTCGGGCGAATACCCCGGCACGCGCATAACGGAGATGCCGTGCTCCTGCGCCGCCGGAAGATCGACATTGTTATACCCGGCGCAGCGCATGAGAATGAGCCTGACCCCGTTCTCGGCGAGGATATCCACGACCCGCCTGCCGACATCGGACGCGACGAACAGGCACACGGCGTCATAGCCTTTCGAGAGCGGCGCGGTGCGATAAGAGATATCCGTCTTGAGATAGTCTATTTCAATGTCGGAATATTTGCCTGCAAGCTTTTCGAACGCCTCGCGGTCATACGGCTTTGTATCATAAAAAAGTATCTTCATAGAATGCGCCTCCGGCAGTTTTCTCTGAATAGTATCTGCCGGGCGGGAATGAATATTCGGGTTAAATAAGCACAATTTATCATAAAGAGTGAAAACAATGGGAAGAAAATACAAAAAAGGCTTGACTTTTTCGAGCAAATATTATATGATAATCAAGCTGATTTGCGGATACAGCTTCCGCACAGTGAAAAGAATATGATCCATTAGCTCAGTCGGTAGAGCACTTGACTTTTAATCAAGGTGTCCGGAGTTCGAATCTCCGATGGATCACCAAAAGATAAGTCTTGAAATCGTTGTGTATCAACGGTCTCAAGGCTTTTTTCATTTCTATTGCAATGTACCCTAAAATAGAATCCGTAGTAACCCTGTAGTAACAGTCGATTTTTACCTGAGCAAACATTGCTTGATTTTTAAAGCATATCATGCTATAATGCAATTAAAGAGCCTCCGGCTCTATATCCTATTTCTTGTGGCTCTCGGTCTGACCGGGAGCTGCGTACTTTATAAAGCAGCAAACCGGGCAGAGGTAAATCCCCTGCCCGGTCATTTTTTAGTCCTGAGTTAGTTGCAAGTTGGTTTCAAAACACGCGCAAAACGCACGCAAAACGCACGCAAAACGCACGCAAAACGCACGCAAGTTACCAGCAAGTTAAATCATGCCGAAGAGCTTGAGAATCTGTACGACCGCCCAAGCTCCATAAAGCACGAGCATGTTCATGAGGTTAAAAACAATAGCAGTTATCATTTTGTTACCTCCTCTGTGACATCATCAAATCCGTAGTCTTTACGGAACGCTTCATTGAATTTGCTCACCGTGGCTTCTATCAGCATTTTTAGCTCAAGGTCGGTAATCGTTATGCCTTTTTCATTCAGCATTTCAACGATTGCTTCGGCAGCCTTATCATATTTCTCTTGACCGTGCAGATCCTTGTAGAGCTGTTCGATAGCCTCGACGCAGGTCTTGGCAACCGCTTTCTTCGTCTTGTCGTCAAAATACTTCTGAAAGAGCTTCTTCGCGCATACGCCGAGGTATGATGCTATAGCTGTCAGAATGGTGCAAAGAATGCCCATTCCACAGCTGTCCCAAAATGCTTTTATGTATTCCATGTGCTTGTCCTCCTTATTTAAGCAGCTGATTTACTTTCTTCTGAACTTCGGCAGGATTATAGCCCGCCGCTTTGAGCCTGATTTTTCGAATCGCGCCATTGCCCCATTTGCCCTCGATGACCTCGCGTGCAACAGTGTCAACGGATTTTTTCGCCGGCTTTTTCTGACCGTAAACAATTTCGTTTACGCGCTTCTGCACTTCGTTCGGGTCATACCCGGCATTGCGCAGGCGCGTCATACGGTCGGCACCGTTGCCCCACTGGCCGTTGATTACTTCGTGCGCAACTTCATCGACAGATTTCCTTGTACCCTGAGGCTTCGTCTGCGCCGCGCCAGCGACATAGTTGACATACGGCAGCTTACCATGCTTCGACCAGTTGCGGCGATTGTAACCGGGTTTGTCGCAATTGCAGGCGGTTATCTGCACGCAGTTCTTCCAGCGCGGCGTACACTCGACTGCAAGCCCTTCACCTATGTACACGCCGATATGCCCCGGAGACCACAGGGCTTCTCCGATTTCGATTTTGCTGAAGTTTGTGCTGATGCCTGTACACTTCTGGATCATCGCATCTGCATTGATATCCGGCACACCGTTTGAAGCGTACTTCGCGCCGCCGTAGGGTTTGGATTTATCGCCTGTCCAACCCCAAAGCACGCCCTTTATAAGGCAGACGCAATCAAAACCGAAGGTGTCAGCTGATGCCGCTTTTATCATCTTCTGTCTGCTCGGATCTCTGTTGTAGTCGTTATTGTTGCAATAACGCTGTTTGTTGGATGCCGTAAGCGGTGCGCCGAAGCAGCCGTTCACATAAAGCGTCTTGTAGTGCAGCGCGATATCTTTCACCTTCGCTGCGAGTTCTTTGTTCGTCATGATAAATAACCTCCTTATTTTTTATAAAGCTGCTGTTCGATCGTATCGATCCTGTGGTGCGCCTGTTTGGCGGACGATTCGACAGAACTCAGCCGTTCGACCACCTTTCCTATCTGGTCATCTTGCTTTTCCTGCTTTCTTTTGATGTCATCAACGCCACTTTTGATGTATCCGAGTTCCGTTAAAACGACACCATCTTTCTTGCCCTCGTCTTTGTTGTCACTTTTGCCGTTCCGCTTATATGCGATATAGCCAAAGATTATTGCGCATATAGTCCCGCACGCACTAAGAATCGTCAAGAAGATGTTTACACCGCTCATGTAGTCACCTCCTCAGCTTTAATGCACTTGTTTTCCCACTTTTTGTAGGCATCCAAATAGAGTTCCTGCTTGTCTCCATTGTATGTTATCTCATAGTACATACCGTCAAAAAGCGTTGTGCTCGCCAAAGCCTTGCTGTTCTGTAAGGTTTTACACAACCACACAATAAAAACATCGTTTTCCGTGATTTCCTTGCAATCGCTTTTATCTAAATGAGCGTTTGCATACTCTGCAACGATACGCTTAATTAAACTTACAAACTGCTCCGTATTCATTTCAAATCACCTCCTCGAAGTAAATGTCCACAAGTTGCGACGGAAGATACTGTAAAATCGTACCTTGACCGTTGCTGTCGTCGCGTATGCATCTGTAAATTTTGCCGCCGTCGAGATAGTACTTGTCCTTGAAATACCGCATACCGGCAGCGGCAGTTATCGGATTCTCTATAGTGCCGTCCTCGCCGACCGTGATAGGCTCCCAGTGCGCGGCGGTGTTTTCCGGCAACCATGTCGGATTTGCCGTTATGGCGTTGTAACACTTATACAGTCCGCTCGGTCTGCGGACTATATTGCCGACGGCATAATCGGCATACCCGCTCCACAGCGGATAAAGCTCGGCATATTTTAAAGCTTCTGCGTCCGTCGTGACCTTTGTCAACACGCCATTTATCTTGTTGCGATAAGCTTTTGCTTCTGCTCGCGTCATATATCCGCACCCCCTGTGATGATATCCAGCGCCTCGTCAGCCGATATGTCCTCGGGCGGCTCGGCGGCTGTCCAAATCTGCTTTATCTCGGATTCCGTCTCTGTCCACGACTCGGTGTAATACCCGCCGTCGGACGGATAATCAGCCGTGATTATCGGCTTATAGCCGTAGTGCAAAAGCAATGCGGGGTCGTTTGTGAAAACATCGCCATTTTCTGTTCTTATCGGTCTCGGCGCACCGTGCAGAGCACCGCCGACCAGTTTTCCGTATATCATATTTTCACCCCCATATGAAGCTGCCCGCGCCCTGATTATAGAGCGCCGTTTTGCCTATAAGATCATAAAGGCACGGCACACCGTTTGCATCGAGACACGGGACAAGCTGCTGTGCATCGCCGTCGGTGTAGCCATATAACCGCATAACAGCCTTATTGCCCGACCAGTTGTTGTTGCCGACGTCAAATATCAGTCCGTTTGTCGGCGTCTCGAAGTCGGCGACATCGCTCCAAGATTTTTTTAAAATATCATTGACCCACACGCCGGCTTTGTTCATTCGGATTTTTGTTCGTTCCAATGATGAAGCCGCCGTAAAACGGTGCTTTTGATACTCGGAAAAGTCGCCGGAGAAAACAATCGGATTTTTGTTTTGAAACAGCGTAAGATTATTTTTCAACGCACTCTCGCGCGAACCGAATATGCCTGCGTCCCTGTTTATTTCACCGACTATCCTGAAATCTATGGTGATATCAGAATCCTGCGTCAGCTTGCGTCCGGTGTCGATATACTGAGTGCCCGACGATTGGATATATTCCAATGCGGTATAGCCATCCGGCAGTCCGCTCTGCGCTTGCGCCTCTTGCCATATAAATCTGCGCCTGTTCAAATGCCCTCACCGACCTTCTGCGCCGCCAAAATTTTGTCTTTGATTGACATTTCCCACGTCTCGCCGTTTGCAAAGCTTGGCGCGTTGCCGATGTACCTTGTGCCTGACGGCAGAGTAACCGTGACATTGCCGCTTGCCGCAAAGGTTAAGCGTATCCAGCACTCGAAGTCGCCTACTGGATAGTTCAAGGTTAGCGTTGTAACATCAGTCAAGCGATATTCCGTATTGTCAGCAAGTGTTATCGTTGTGCCACTTGTGACCTGCGACGGCTTAGCTTGTTTGTTGTCCCATATATTGACCTTTTCGGCGGTTATCTCATCTAAAATGCTCTTGTTATCGTGTTCATGGGCTTTATTGGCAACCGGAATATATGTGTTGTTGATAAAATTCTGCAAGCTAACATCAACCGTGCCTGCTGCGCCCTGCAAGGTAACGCCTATATATTTTGCGTACATACCTGCAAGCGCGTAATATATAGCCGTGTCAAGTCCTGCTTTTACGGTATTTTCTTCAATCTCAGCCCACGGAAATTCTGTTTGGACTTCTTCGGGCAGTTCGTAGTTGACATCTGCTGCTGTTGCTGCGCCACCGCCGCCCGATATCTCTTTGCCGTCAAACTGCAATTTTCCGTCCGCGTCTGACAGGCGGTCGAGGACGAATTTGTTAGCGTGGGTGTGGCGGGCTGCGGAATTTAAGGCTATCTCTGCTTCAATCGATTTGCTCACTTGCTCTGTGCTGCCGCTTGGTATCGCATACAACGCAGTGCCATAAACCACGGGGGCTTTGCCAATGATATCGCCATCCGCAAAAGCCACCAGCTGCGCGGCTATCTGCCCCGGTGCAGGGATGATATCACTCGTCAATGTGACAGTCACACATCCGTCAACAGGGGTTAATAACTCGGTCTGCAAATATTCTCCGGCTGAGGATTCGAAATACACTCTGTAACCGTCTGCCCCTTCGATATGCGAAGGTACAGGCAAGACGAGATTTACAATATTGTTCTCGCCCTGGTAACCTATCTCATAACCGCGCGGGTGAGCATAATCAATCGTTATCGTGGTTGTCCGCATCGTCTACCGTCTCCTCTTCCTGCAACATTTCATTGAGCATCTCTATTTTACCGAGCTGTTTGATAAGCTCGGTACGGACATATTCCAGTCGACTCGTCAGCTGTTTTGTCTCCTGTTCAAGCTGCCTTGCCGTTTCTCTGGCTGTACCGAGTTTTTTTCCGAGTTCAGTTTTTATCATATTAGACTTACCTCCTTACGCAAGTTTTTTGTAAATACCGTTGCCGTTAAACTCCGCATACAAACCGGTGTTGTCAACAAACAGTCGTCCAGTGTACCCGCCACCGGATTTAAGTTCAAGGCTCATGCCCGCTCCGCCGCTACCGCTTGAGTAGATGTTGATTCGCGCCGGAATTGTGCCTTTTGAGTTATTAGCAAGCTGCATAAACGCTTTTGCTTCGTTTGTCGCACCTATTTCCGCACTTATATCCGTTGACCTGAATGGGGCGTGAGATATAAAACCTATACTTTCGCCGTTACTGTCAACAGTCATTATCTCGTTGACCTCGACACACTGTCTAAACCGCGCTCTTGCCTTTTCGATAAGCGCATAATCAGTCTGCCAATGTATTATTCCGGTTTTGTTCTCGTCGCTTTCGCCGAATCTAAAGCCTTTTGTGTTTATCCCATCAATGCTTGGCAACGGCGACGCAAATGTCGCGTAATAGTAGTTGTCCACCATTGCGTCAGTAACAGTCAAATAATTGTAATTTGTACCCGTCGCCATATTTGTGGCGTAGTACATTTGCAGATATCCGCCCGACAAGTCGGTTTTAAATGCATCGCTCTCTATCGACAGGCTACCGCCGTCAAGGTTTATATCGCCGCCAGTGATGTTGATGTCGGAAGCTTCGATGTGACCCGTGTCCAAGTTAAAAGAAAACTTCCCGGTCGGCGACGAAAGGATATCCGTCGTGATATAACTCGCGGAAATCTTGTTTGCGGCAATGCTTCGGATAACCGCGTCACCGTCTTTTGATACACCGTACTCCCAGTTCGGCGAGCCGTTGTTCCAGCCGTTATTAGTCCAGGCATAACCGCCGGCGTTGCGGCAATAGATAGTGTTGCTCCCCTCGAGCGTAGGCTTGTCATGGTAATAGGTTATAACCGCGCCGTTGCTGTCCGCTTTACGCGTGACATATAGGCCCATGCTGTTTGCGATGGTCTCGTTCAGCGCGAGTGTCGCCTGTTCGTAGTCGTTGATTTGCGCCGCCTGCTGAGCGCGGGTCTGCTCGAGTATCGCCTGCTGCTTCGGTGTAAACGCGCCCATTGTGGCATATCCCGACTGCGTTGCCGTTTCGCCCTTGCCCTCGAGCTTAGTACAGCGGTTTTGTGACTGCCACTTGACATTTGTCAGCACGACCTTTTTCGTCCCCTGAGCCGTCTCAAAGCTCATCACATCGAGCGGTCTGAGGTGCGGGAAAGAGTGTGTAGTGCAGGACATAGGCGTGTATGTAAGACTGCATCGCGCGGTTTTGAGTTCCGTCGCCAGTGTGCTGAGATTCATATCGCTCTGCACAAGAAGATTTCCCTCGATGTTAAAGGCATAGTCCTTTGTGCCCGCGAGGTACTCTGTCTTGTTCTCGTCGTTTCCGGCGATGCGCACACCGGAAAACACGATGTTATTTTCGGCAAAATTGGTATTGCCGGAAGTAAAACGATCTGAAGCTTTTATAACCGTGTGTTTGGCGTTTGTCGCATACCACCCGCCTGTCAGCTTGCCGTCATAGTCAATATACAAGCTCACGCCCATAAGCTCCGCAGCCCAGACAAGCACCTGACGATAGGTCAGGTTGTCCGCCTCCGGGCGTTTTGGTATCGATACACCCCGATGCAAAGTGTTCGTCGGAAGCTTCTGCGACACCCCGCACTTTGTGCAGGCATCGGCGACTATCTGATACAGTGTTGCAGGATAGACAAGCTCAGTATCATAGGCTCGGTTAAACTTCGCCATGCGGTCATAAGCCGTTATTTTGATGCTCCGGAGCTTGCGCGGAGGGCTGTCCACCGTGTAATAGCCGATAGGCACTGTCTCCGTTGTCGAGCCCGTTGAAAAGCTTGTAGTGACATACAGCTGTGCGCCCTCGAACACCTTGTCGTCAAACGCGCCGTCGGTATTCTCAAGAGTAAAACTCAGCTCTGACATACACGCCGAGCCCAAATCAAGCTTGCTGCCCGTGACACTTGACCAGTCCACCGTTACCGCGCCGATGATGTCTTTGTCGGTGATATTAAATGCCGTGCCCTTGGTAGGCGTACAGAGGATATTGACGGACTGCACCACATCCTCTCGCAGAGCCGCAAGCCCGGCAGAAGTTATTGGATACATAACATCACCCCTTTCGCGCCACGATTTTAAAGGTCACATTGTCAACAACATTCAGACTGCTGTTGTACAGCGGCGCACTTCTGTTGCCGACATAAAACTCTTTTGTCACATATCCGCCTTCGAGCATATTTAAGTACTTGACCTTTATATACTCCGGGTTGAACATTTTCAGGATCTTGCTCGCGTTCGCTATGGACAGCCCGGAAAACTTAAGCGTTACCGCGTCGGTCTGCCCTATGCGTTTTTTGTGCATGACGACATCTTCAGTACGCCCTGCGTCGCTGGCAGAAGCGTCCTCAAGCTCCCATTTATATCCGTCCTCCGAGTCCGGATATACCGGCATAGTTACGCCATCCACGGTAGCTATCGGATTGTCGCCGGGATTAAAAGCGGTTGCCACTGCTGTTCCACCTTCTTTCTTGACATAAAAAATGAAATATGATAAATTAAAAAGAAAAAGGAGAAAAATAATATGGATAATGTTCTTTTTGGACTTGGTCTTTTGTCTGCGATAGGCGTAATCGCCTTTTTAGTAATTGCAGTTGTGCGGATTTTCAAGAAGAAACCCCGCAAGAATTTTGTCGTTGCAGCTTTGATTTGCTTTGTTGCATCTAATGTGTTTATTTTTTGTGGGGCGCAAACCAACTACAACAACATGACCCCCGAAGAGAGATCTGAATATGATTCAAAGCTTGCCGCCGAATCACAACTTAAAGAAGAAAAGAAAGCAAGCAAAGATAAAAGCAAGGACAAAAACAAGACGAGCGAGCCGCCGATGACAGAAGCCGCTGCGTCGCAAAATATTGGCGACGTCTCAGTCCAAGCACTTAAGCTCTATGCTGACCTCTCGGATGAACAGGCTCAAAAAGTTATAAACGACTTTAAAAAAGTGGGAATTTCCACTCCGATTTACTTTGAATCATTATCATCAAACTCGACAGATAAAAGCTTTAAGTTTTCGAACGATAAGATATCCGGAACGCTTGTCGTTTCCAATGGAAAGACGAGTTACATTTCGAGCGGCGGAGTCGAGCTGTTCAACTCCAAAAAAGGCGGAGCCCTCGCAAACATTGAAGATTACTATCTCAGTTCCTACGAGTCAAATTATTACAAGGGCATGGCAGAACAACATGTTAAGCAATACCTCAAGACTCCATCAGCCGCGTCGTTCCCCAACCTCACGGATACAAGCGCATGGATTGTATCGCGCTATAAAGACACTGTTACGGTCAGCGCGTGGGTTGACTCACAAAACTCCTACGGCGCACAGTTACGCAGCGATTTTGTAATTCAGATGTCTTACGCTTCACAAGGAACAAGTCTTACATATGCGGAAATTGAAGATAAAGTTCTCTACGGTTCCTTTGTTTCATATTGAAAGCAGCCCCTTTCAGAGGGGCTGCTTTTTATATGTCGCATGGAATAACTGTTCTTCCGCTCTTTTGATTATATCTCTGAACAGCGGTTACTATAGCCTCTCCTTTTATCGTACCGTCAGGAAGCACGACCTGTATATGCCAGTCGCCGCCATCACTGCCGCGGCTTTCTTCCTTGACGACCTTTCGCAGCAAGCTCTCCGGCGTTTCGATATTCGTGCCGTTTTTCTGGTCGCCGAGCATCGCAATAAACTCTCTGTTCGGTGGAATTACCGCACCTGTTGCAAGCTTTGGAATTTGAGGTATCGATATATCGCGCAGATCAGCAAATGGCGACAAGCCGAGTATATTTGCATTTCTCAGCTTATCGATTGATTTGTTTATGGCATTAAACGGTATTGCAACAACTTTGTTTATACCTCCGATTATTGCATTAACAACAGCTTTAAATGCTGCAGTTATGCCCTCTTTAATGCCGTCAAAAATTTTTCCGCCTACACTGAAAACATTTTTGACTGCTGTCCACGCTTGTGTAAACTTATCCTTAAACCAAGTTACAACAGGTGAAAAAGCCGTTTTAACACCCTCCCAGGCGTCCTTTGCCTTTGATTTCAAGCTTTCCCACATTCCGCCGAAGAAGTTGGAAACCGGGTCAATTACGGTTTCCTTAAACCATGATCCCGCTATGTCCCAAGCAGCTTTTACAATTTCCCAACAACCCTTTGCTATAACGCTGATATCGTAGAAAACATCGTCGAACGTCTGTTTTACGCTACCGAACAAAGTTCCAAACCATTCAGTAGCGGGAGAAAAGACATCTTTGATTTTATCCCATGTTTTTGAAAACGTTTCTTTTATCGGTTCGGAGACATTACTCTTGAACCATTCGCCCAAAGACGCCCATTTTTCTTTTATCCAGTCATACGCCTTTTTAGCAGCCGCTTTCACTTCGTCCCAATAGACTATCAGCAAAACCACCGCCGCAATTGCCACAGCTACCGCGGCAACCACAGCAACACCTACAGCAGTCGCAGCTCCGGCACTTGCGCCAAGCGCGGTACCTAATGCAGTAAAAACACCTTTGATGCTCGCGCCTATTGTAGACAGCTTGCTCACGAACTTTAAAGACTTAAAAGCGGAAACAATTCCCCCGAGGTCTTTTATCTTTTTGAAAAGCTTGGCACCTTCAAAAATAAGTAGGAACGAACCTATTGCAGTACCGGCTCCGATAAACGCCGGTTCCCATTTTTCAAGCTCTTCTCTGACCTTCTTGAATTTCTGCTTCAGCTCTTCGGCACGCTCCGCAAGCTTCGGGTCAATAACACTGTCAGCATTGGAAAATGGGCTCTTAAAATTGTTTCCCCCGCTCGATACCGTTGTGCTGCTTCCGCCGCTGCCGCTATCAGATCCGGTATCCGGCGTTCCGAGACGATTGATTTCATCGATGCCGAGCAAAGCGTTCTTATAATCCTTTGCCTTTTTCGCCGCGCTGCCGAGGTTTGTGGACACTTGCTGTGTGCTATTGGCAAGCTTGACGGTGTTTGACGATGTCCGGCTCGTTGCACTTGACGTGCTAAACAATATGGCCATGACTTGCCCGGCTTTTTCGGCGAGCGCGGTCAATCTTTCAAGCAACGCCGTAACATGCGGGATACACTGCTGCAAAGCCGGCGCAAACATCGACCCGAGCGCACTTGACAACATTTTTGTCTGAGCTTTCAAAGCAGCCTGCGCTCCTGCGAGGGTGTTCGAATATTTCGCAGCATCCCCAGTCTGGAATGCCGTCTCTCGCATGATGCCTTGTGTCGTGGCTATGCGCTTTTCTGCGTCGGTCAGCGTTGCTGCAGTCTTGCCTATCGATGCCGCGTATTCGTCCCATATAACGGACAGGTTTTTTGTAACGCCGGCGTTGTCGACAAGAATGCTGTTTTCGTTTTTGATACCTTCGGCTGCGCTCTTGATGGCTTCGCCCATCGTCATACTGCCCTGACGGTTAAATGCCGCCGAGTCTTTCAGGTTGGTCAGTATGGACTGTGTCTGCTCGTCGGAATACCCTGCCGCCGCGAGTCTCTTATACGCGGTGTAAGCGTCCATCATCGGGATAAGGCCGTCTTTGGTATACGATTTAAGCCACGCTTTCGCGGCGTTCAGGTCTTTTCCCTGCGCGGTCAATATGCTCGACAAACCCATCTGCGCGGCTTCGTTTTCCGCATATGCGTCCGTCAACTTCTTGACCTCGCTTACTACTTCCCGTATGACCGCAACGGCAGCGGTAGTTTTTATGCCTGTAAAAAGCTTTCCGACACCCGCTCCCGTGCGTGTTGCCTGCTGTTCAAGCGACCCCAGCCTCTTGTTCGCCTTATCAATCTTGGCGTTAAAGTCCTTGGTGTTTGCTGTAATCAGCACTTGCAGTTCTTCAACTGTCATTTTTTTCACCTGCCCTGTGCCTTGCGGCGTTTTTTGATTTGGCATAAGCGGACATCCGAGCTTTGATTACCATCCACCCGGTTTGCTGCATGCCGAAAGCTGACGGGAACGCCTTTTCAAGCGTAGGATATTTTTTCGGGTCGTTAAACGCGAAAGAATCAAGCTGCCCGAGATTCCATATCAGCTGTAACTGCCATTTACGCCGCTCATTTTCCGCCTTTTGCCTTGCGGATATAAGGTCCTCAACCTCTCCGGCCGACATGCTCCAGAATTCGTCCGGGGTTATCCCGACCGCAAAAGCGCGAGGTTTGAGATCCGCGACCCACTCGGTCGCTGAGGAGAAGATTACTCTATCTCCTGCTCCTCGTCCTCCCGCTCCATGTCCGCTATCTGTTCCGGTGTAAAAAAACCGGACACCTTCATAATGCCGAGGAATGTGTCCGCTCTGTCCTCGAGGGTAAAGCCCTCGGCTTCAAGCGCATCGATGAGCTCATATGTCTTGGGGAGCGTCATATTTGCCTGGTATTTCTGCAGCGCGCCCCAGAGGGTCACTGCAAAGACCTTGGTGTATGCCAGCTTGTCAAGAGCTTCAAGCAGGCTGCAGCCTATACGGTCTTCCACTTCGATTTTTGTCGCCGTCGTGAGCTTGAGCTTGTACTCCTTCTCGCCGGCGGTCAATCTATAAAAAGGTGCATTACACGCAGTAAGCATAGTTGTTGTCTCCTTATTTTAAATTTTCGGCGGAGTTTCCCCCGCCGATGTGTTCTTTAGCCGCCAGACGAGGTATATTCCTCTATATCCGACGATGGAGTGATTTTTGCAGTAAAGGTCAGCGCCTCTGCGACGCCCTTTCCGGGCATCGAAAGTGACACTCTGCCTGTCCATGTGAAACCGGAACCGTCCGGGAACAGCAGAATAAAGGTCTTGTCTGCATCCTTAGCTCCCTTGAGGGTCGCCCAGTTCGTGCCGGTCTTCATACCCTCATAGCCGAAAGTAAACGCCATATCCCCGGGGTCGGAAAGCCCGGGCTTATACTTTCTCTGCGTGTCCTTCATCGTGGTCACGTCGATTTTGTCCGATTCGCCGAGCATATCGGGAAAATCAAGCAGACCGGGAACTTCAGCTGCCGCTTCTGCGCTCGCGCCCATTTTCAGAATCACGCCTATAGAAGTCTGATAATCTTCCATTTGTACTTACCTCCTTATTAACTGCGGTAAAACCGCTTCGTGTTGTTGTCGTAGACTCCGTTATAAAGCAGGACGGTGCGGTATAACACCGTACCGTCCTGCTGTTCGTCCTCAAGGTGGTTAGGACTGCCGCGAAGCAGACCGAGGCGGAGCATTGCATCGTCGACTTGCCTCTCGACCTCGTTTCTGCCCTCTGGCGTAGCCATCCACACCTGAATCTGCACGGCGATCCGGGAAAAGTGGTCCGGACGCGAAGAGGATGGCATTTTAACGGAGTTATCCATCTGCTTTATCAAACCGTGCCGTTCAAAGCTCTGCGGATATTCCGCAGACCATTTCACGCCCGGTACGGCGAGTGAAAGCACATCATAAGTCACCTGTTCGATATCAACCATTTTTCTGACCGCCTTTACGATTTATTTCCTGTTGTATCGCGCGCTTATAGCACTCGAGTATTGCCTCGCGATTGTTTATAAGCGCAGGATAAAGATACGGCTGCGCCTTTTGTCCGCTTATCATTCGCCAGCCGACAGCAGGGATTTTGCCGCGCCACTTGTCCGCCTTGTAATGGATCCCGCCCGGGAGCTCATAAGGATATGTGCCGTTACCTTTAGGACCCGTACCGAATTCCACATAGGCGGCGTATTCAACATTGGTCAATACGCTGCCGATATGCTTGCTACCCTCGCGCTTGTAGTCGGTATGCAGCGACGCGCGCAAGTTGCCGTTATCTACCGGGCACAGCTCTTTCGCACTGTTGTTGACTATTCGCGCCGCTTCGCGCGTACCGTTTGATATGGCGGTATCAGCGCCGCCGAGCTTTGCGAGCTTTTTTGCCAGCTCACCGAGACCCTTAACCTCAATGCTCATGGCTCACCGCCTTGCAAAGATACAGCGTGTGGCTGTCGTGCGGCTGGATCTCGGTGATTCGGTAATAAGCGCCACCGTATTTCACATAGTCGCCCTTCTCGACAGCGAGCGTATCGGATGTTGAAAAGGTGGCGTCTTTGTTGCACTGCAGCCCCCATTCCTGCGCCTGCATAGCGTCGGTAACGAGTCGGAAGTTGACAGTAAAAGAGCCCGCAGGTGTTTCTGCGGGCTTCACTGTTTCGCTGCCGAGCGTTCCCGTCTGTTTGACGGCCTTATAGTGCTCGACTGCTTTGTCTTGAAATACGGCGCGCTGTGCGCGTCTGAAGGCGTCGGGGATCTTCACCAGAAAAGCCTCCTCCACTCGTTGAGCATCACCTTTTCGCTGTCGCTCAGTTCCGCCGTTGTGGCGAGGTCTGAGTCGCTGTGCTTAAAGCTCACGCTCTGGTCGCCGTCCGTTATGCTTGCAACGGTCTGCGCCGCATTGGTAGAGCCCGGCTGCTGCGTGCGGTAACGCTGCGCGGCTATCTCTGCCACAAGCAGATCAAGACCGGGAACAAGCTCACGCCGCTTGGTATATCGCAATACCTTTGACTCGACGCTGTCCAGCAGATACCGGGCAGCCGGCAGCGACATTTCCTTACCCAACATCACGCGCATCCGGGCTATGAGGTCGGCCTTGTTCTGCTCCGTCATATCAGCCCACCAGCCTTGCGGTCATGTCGCTGTCAAGGGTCTTGACACCGTACAGGATATCAAAGCTGACGCGGTCGGTCTTGTGCTTGATGTCGTAGTCATATACGACTCTGATAGCAAGACCGTTCCTGCTTGACGCAATAGCCGCATTATTCGCGCCCATAGGCAGCTCAAGCTGACGGGTGACGAGTGCAAGGCCGTTGCGGTGGAATGCAAGGGAATGAGTCGTTTTGACGAGATATACCGTAACCGCCGCATCCGAAGCAATGGTGCGATGGATAGGCTGGTCTATCGCGATCTCAGCGACCGCGCCGCTTGCGGCGGTTGCATCGGCGGCAAATCTGTAAAGATAGCCGTCGAGAATAAAGCCGTCGCCCTTTTTAAAGGTGCCGGTCGCCGCAGTGACATCCGAGAGTGCGACCTTGGTCTCGCCTGCGGTGCAGGAGACTTTTGCAGCGGTCGCAGTGCCCGCAGTTGCCGCGAGGGTATCAGGGGCATTCTGCGACATATAGGTGTCAAGACCATAAATAGAGCCGAGCTCCGCCGAACGCAGGGCGTCGGAGTTGCCCGCATATGCGACCTTTGAGAGGTTTTCCGTGGTCAGATAGCGATACTTGTGCGTCGGGTTGGCAAGCAGTCTGCGCTGCTGTATCGGCACGCCCTTGAGATCAAAAACCTTGGCAATGTTGGCAATGTCCTTGAGGTCGGTCGCGTTCGCGGTGCCGCTCACGGTGTTGCCGGCATTCGCGATGCCCTCAGCAATAATATCGCTGTCGATAGCCTGGGATATGGCCTGCACCGCAGGAGAGATGATCTGCTCTGAAAATGACTTGATGTCGAGAGTCATTTCTTTGGATGTGACCGGAACGGTGACATCGCGGAAATGGTCAAGGGTCACCTTGACGCTGCCCTCGTTCACATTCTGGTCTACGGTCTCGCCGACGAAGTTCTTCGCGGAAAACTTCGCGGGCTTGCGGATGGTGATAGTATCACCGACGTGTGCGAACTCCTTGGAATAGTCCTTGTGAACAAGGTCGGCAGCAACGAGATTGTTCTCGAGCACCATAAGAGCCTCGTTCGCGACTATCTGAGGAGTCAGGAATTTGTTTGACATTTGTTAAATCCTCCGTTTTTACTGATTTTTGCGCCAATTTACATAATCGGCATAGTTCTCGGGGGCTTCGCCCGGTTCGGGGTCTCCGCCTCCGTGGTCGGGGTCTCCGCCCCTCTGTCTGGTTTCGACTTTGTCAAAGAGATAGGCGTCGCTTTCTCTGATTGCTTTAAGCTGATCGTCAAAGCCCTCGAGCTTGCCGTCTTTGTCGAGCTTCACGCTGCCGGGTGTTATCAAGGCTTTTATAGCTCTTGCGTTCTTGCCTTTGGCGGCTGTAATAGCGGCATCGATAGCGGAGTCAAGTTTCATGGCAGCGATATCGCTGTCATACTTAGCCTTAGCCTGCTTGTTCTCGTTCTGCAGCTGTGTAATTGTAGCCTGCAGTCCGGCGGTATCAACCTTTTTGAGCTCTTCAAGCTGACTGTCCCGCTCTGCTATCTGGCCCTCAAGGTTCTTGACCTTATCGGACTCGGCGCGAAAATCTGCTTTTGAAACAAAGTTCTTGCCGATATAGCTCGCTATCTTCTTGTCGATGTCCTCGGTGTGTGCGTCGCCTAAAATGTCTTTAAGCCAGTCCATGTCTGTCCTTTCCCGCGCTCCCTTTTTACTTGGCCAGTCCCAATATTGCGCGACACCATTTTGCTCCGGGTGGCGGATAAATTTGGATATAAAAACAGCGCTTTGCATTTGACTGCAAAACGCTGTAATTATTATGTTGTGATATGACAAAACCGCCTCGCTTTCGCTTGGCGGCTTGTTATTTATTATTGATCCTCTTCATCAAGAGTATCTTTTCCGAAAGCTTTTATATAGCTCTCGGTGAGGTCTTTTATGATAATCGGGGCTTCTTCTTCGTCCAGTATTCCGTCGAGGCGACCTTTGAGCAAATCCTCATAGTAGAGATAGAGCTCATCGCTCATGGCTTCGCTGAGATCGTTGTTGTCCACTTCCCACTTTATCAGCGGAAGTACCGCGTTAAGGCGCTCAGCTTCTTCGAGGATATCCTGATCGAATTCTGTAAGATATGAGTTTTCGAGCAAATCCCCCGTTTTCGGCTGTATACCCGTGCTTAAACGGCTTTCAAGAAAATTTTTTGCCCACTGATAATCAAGGTCATACTTCATCTTTTTCTCATCCTTTCTTTCCAAACATTTCCTTCAACCTTTTTGTTTGAGATAACATTTACCTCAACATCCGGGTATAGTTCTTTAAATTGCTGCATTACCCCTTTACAGCTATCGCACATTCCGCGTTCGGAAAGCATACATATCTTTTTAAAAGGGCTCGCTTCATACAAATCGGCGAAGAACTCGAAGAGCTTTGCTTCAGTATCATTGTAGGTTTCTTTTCTTATTGTTCCGTCCATTTTGGGAACATCTATATATTTAAAGCGGCGAGCTTCTTTAAGTAAAACTAATTTTCCGGTTCCTTTATATCCTCTGCTATCTTCCACTTTGGATATAGCGCTATGCGCATAATACATATTGTCAAAATCATCATCGATATATGCACCGGCAATGTTTCCGCTTCTTTTAAATCCGCTTGTAAATTTCAGTCGCTTCTCATAAATAACCTTTTTATCAAACCGCAAGATTTCATCAGTAGAGAAATTGCCTGAATCTATCTTGTATTGATTCACAAAGCGGTATTGCCTTTTAAGCGTCTTCCACTTTTCAGGATCATTATACTTTATTTTTAAGAATTCATCAAGAGAATCCGGCACATTTTCTTTCAAGACTGCCGAATATCGCTCGAACTGGTCTCTGTTGTAGGAGGACACCTGCGTCAAAGTCTTGGGCGGGTAATATTTAAGCTTCCCGGTAAGAGGATTTATATTATCCGCAAGCCACTCTTCATATGTCGTTTCCGCCGGAATAAGCACAGTTTTCCCGGCCTTGGGATCCAATGCCCGGCGTTTGAGTTCGGCTCGGTTTTGTCCCTCTATGACCGCCGTTGTAGTGCAGCGGTCGTTCGGATGGAGCGGCGGATAGTTTATGCCCTCCTTCGCTTCGGAGACCGGAAAAGTCTTGCCGTCCAAAGCGCCGCAGACATCACAGGTGCGCCCGTCAATGGTGGCGAGGAATCTGTATTCCGTTATGCCTTCCTCTTCGTATGCCGCTTTTTCAGCGGCGTTGTGCACACGGTTTGTCTCGGTGCGTATCAGCCGCATCGAGCTGTACATTCCGGACTGCATAGCGTCGGCGAGCTGGCGCGCCATTACCTGCGGACCCGCTCCCGTCATAATTCCACGCGCCACAATACCGTATGCGCTGTTGGCAAGCGCGGATGTGTTCTGCCAGATACGGTCGGAAAAATTCGCGCCTTTCCATCGGTCATTTACTATGGTGTTTACGGCACCTTTCGACAGGGCTGAGAACTCAAAGCCTAATCCCGTGCCGATCTGCGTGTCATATATGCTGCGATAGTATGTATCCCCGCTCACGTCTTCAAGCAGCCGCTTGAGTTCCCGCTTCTCCCGGTCGGCAAGCAATGCCGTTTCCGTCTCGATATTGGCTTTCAAAGCCTCAAGGCGGTTTATTCTCGCAGCGTATGCCGGCGCATTGAGACGGGCAAGTGCTTTTCTCTTTATGACCGGGTCTTTTATGTTATTGAGATCTTTGCGCAGTGCTTCCAATTCCGCTTCCGCTTCTTTGGTGTTCAACATCCGACGAGCTTCTTCCGGCGTCAATTCACTGTTTGCCGCATAACGCGAAAATATCCGGTTTATGCGGGCGTCGAGGTCTTTCTGCGCCTTGGCGTATAACTTGACGGTTTTTGTCTTTATAGCCCGCGTCGAGGCACGTCGGGCATATTCCTCGCGCTGCAGTGCCCGCTCCTCCCAATAGAGATCAGAGCGCATTATTCATCATCCTTTTCGGAATCGTCCTTGTCGTCATCGTCGCCGATAAACATCTTTGCGTTTTCCTCGCGCTGCTTCTGCAGCTCTTCATACGCCTGCGCGACATCATCAACAAACGGGTGCTTTGCTAAAAGCATCTTATCGGGCACAAGCCCCTGCGACTTCTGGATTATATCCACCGTCTCCGCGTCATTGACTATCATCGACTTGTGGACATCGTATTTGATAAGCGTATAGTCATAGTCGGTACCGTTCTTCAGGTTGATATCCTGCGTAATAAACCATGACAGCTCTTTCAGCATGACCTTTAACTTCGAGACAAGCGGGTCAGCCTTGAGGTCAAGCAGGGTGTAGCGGAATTTCAGACTGACGCCTGACGGCGCGCTGCCGAGCTTTTCATCGTTCATATCAATACCGCGCCCTATATGGTATATGTCCCGGCGCAGCATATCGAGCCAGGCGAGGCGCTCGGTGACATTCAGCGTGACCTGCTCCGCGCTTATCTTGCCGGACGGATCGCTTATTGACACTGCCTTGTTTATCTGCAGCTTCTGCTGTATCGCTTTTGCAGTCTCTCCGCCGTATCCCTGTATCATCCAGTAGAGCTCGACGAGATCTATCTGATTATTCGTCGACGCAGAAGATATCAGGTTATATGCATCAAGTAGCCCTTTGATGCGCGAAAGGTCGGTCTGATGCGCAGAGTTGTTATAAAGTGGCACAAACGGAATTCTTCCCCACGACTTCGCCTCAACCGAAACGCGCTCGTCGTTGATTATCTGCTCGTTATACCAATGCGGGCTGTTGCTTTCGAGCACGAACTCTCCGGCATCGTTTTCGACATAGCGCTTTACCCCTGTCGCAGTCCACCACTCTACCCGCTCCCGCTCCGTCTCTGTGCCGTTTTGCACGACGGTTATTTTATAGTGGCGGAAAAAGTCGGTAATCACCTGCTGATAGCTCATATCGCGGCAGGCAATACATTCCGTTGTCGGAATAACGACAAAACAAAGCTTGCCGGCTGCCGAGTAATAGACATGCAGCCATCCGACGATACAATTTGACGCATTTGTCGCGAGGTCAGGGAGCATGTCCACAAAAGCCTCGTCGGAGGTCACTGCGGTGACAGCGTCCTCAAAAGCTTTCAGACTTTCATCTGCACCGCCCGCTCCGTCATTTGCGCCCTCAACAGAGACGGAAAGCGGCTTGCCGAGAATGTACGCGACCTTCTGGTCGACCATCAGCGCATGGAAATTATGCACATTGTGGTGATTCGAATTGTTTTCGTTGATTATCTTAACGCCGCCGCGCTTTATGCCCGCCGGGCTATTTTCGTCTTCTTCGTAGACGACCGTCTCGCGGAAATCTTTCTGCAGAATGTCCTGCATACCGCGATAATACCGGAGTCCCTCGCATGCCGCCAGATAATCCGGGTCTTCCCGCGCATTTTTAAGCACGGTTTTGATAATCTCATCGTCCGTAGCCGTATGGTGATACGCGAGCTTTTCTCTTATCAAGTCCATATTGTTAATCATTAAGTTACCCTCACATTCTGCTGGTCGTTCTCAGTGGCGTAGCGCGTGGCGTCAATCGTGTGGTTGTCCCTATCGGGATAGTTCGCCTTATAATTGCCGTCCTTATCCCGCTCAAGCTCATATGATGAAAATTCCCGCGCCGCGTTTGGACAGCGGGCGGGATCTATTATTATTTCTTCGAGGTCGCGTAGCCATTCTATGCCGTGCTTCACGCTGTCCGGACCTTTGCGTGCGCCTCTGACTCTCAGACCGTATTCATACATATCCGCTATAGACTTCGGTTCGGCGGAGTCTGCGATAATTTCGCCGGCAACTCCACGAGATTTTATACGGTCGGCGGCAAGTCTGTTGCTCATGCCCGCCGCGTATATCTCGTCGTATATGTACAGCCGCCTGCGCGGCTTGTCATAGTTGCACGATATAAAAACAAACGGGTCAACCGCATAGCCCCAGTCTATGCCGCGCCTGATACGGTCAAACCGCGCAATCTCTTCGGCACTGATGGGTCGGATACTGATGTTCCGGAATACCTCGCCGCCCGTGCCGGTAACTTCCCCGAGAAACTCGTGCCGATACCGTTCCGGCGAGTGCTGTTTCAGGTGCTCCGCCTCCAACAGCAGCGGCGCGCCTATCCAGTCCTGCGGCACAGTCAAATATGTGCTGTGATGTATCAGGCGGTCGGCGCGCTCAACGCGTACCTCATCATTCACCCATGCCCGCAACGACTCGGGGGGATTGTATGAATAAAAAACATCGAATTTACTGCCGCCGCGCATGACCGACTGCAGCACGTTATCAGTTTCCCGCATCCCGGAAAACTGATTCCATTCCTCAAACCAGATATAACGAAAATAGCCGAACGGGATCTTTATGGACTTGACTTTCATCGGATCGTCAAGACCTCGAAACATAATCGTTTGCCCGCTCGGCAGATATGTGATTTTCATCGGACTGACCGTCGCTTTAAAATACTGCGACACGCCCAGTTTCTCAATAGCCCACAGCATCTGTGCAAAAACGCTGTCCCGCAGCGTGTCTGCAATTTTGCGGAACACGATCGCGTGCGCATCAGGGTTTTTAATGATGCCGCAGACAATCTCAAGCGATATATAGCTGCTCTTTGTGCTTCCGCGCCCGCCTTTAAGCACATAATGCGTATGCTGCCCGGCACACACATCGCGATGCACTTCGTAAAACGACGGCGCGATTATGTCAGTAAGCCTGACGGCCATGTTAGCCGCCCCCTATATCGTCGATAATCTGCGGCGCGTTGACGGAAACTTCAATTCCATCCTTAAACAGGCTAAAACGCTTTCCAAGCAGCTCCGCAGCCTTCAGGCGCTCCTTTTCGTCCGGCGGCTTATCCAGCACCTTTGCCGCACTGCAGCCGTCGCCTTGACCTTCCACAACCACGACGCTCGCCGTGCTGTCTCCGCGCATCACGGCGGTGAGGTACTCCATGACCTCCTGCGCGTCGGCTATCTTTTTAGAGCTCAGCTCATCGAGTTTTGCTTCGATGTAGGCTTTAACATTAGCATTTGTTAGCAGCCTTGACGCATTGGCTCTCGCAGCATCATCCGATTTTATCCGTGGATAAGCCGCCTTGTATGCTCTTGTCGCGTTGCAGTCGATGATGTACTCATCTGCAAACCGCCTTTGCTTGTCAGTCATGGGTTCACCTCCTAATAACTTGAAATAAAAAAACACCCTTTCGGGTGTAAAAAAATAAAAAATTTTTTTAATTTTTTTGGTAAACATAGCGTTACTCTACGCTATAATAGGGGTACAGCGAGCACAACTAGTAGCATCTAGCGAATCCCGCGAGTCCCCATGAAAGGAGTAATGCATATGTCAACTTATGAGTTGATCACTTCAATTTGCAGGATATTATCTATTATAATTGAGCTTATCAATACCTGCAAAAAAGAAGGAAAACCCACATGGCGTGGGCGAGTGAAAATCTCGCTCAACATTCCGCTCTTATTATATGCAGAGATTATGAAAAAATCAAGTACTGTTATTGCAATCATTTTCATCGTCGCAAGCATGTCGCTTTGGTGCATATCGAGATTCGTCAGTTACATACCTGGCATTATCATCAGCGTTTTTGCAGCAATATGCGGCGTGTGCGCAATCATAATTCTCGCAAGAAAGGATGTCTAAGATGACAGTAAAACCAATCAAATTGTCCCCGAAGCGCGGAAACCACGGTCATATCACAAGCTACACTATCAACATCGGCTCTGCCGAAGCAAGAGAATGCGGCTTTACCGAAACCGGTGTGCAGCTCGAAAAGGTCGTTGACCTTGACCGCAAAGAGATCATCATACGAATCAAAAACGAATAAGTCATGCAGGCGGCGCGATTTCGCACCGTCTTTGCTTTTTACATTTCAAAGACCCCGCTATTTATGACGCCGCGGGGAAGGCGTGGTGAAAGGGGACATAAAAATGAAGAATAGAATATCGGTAACATTCTTCATCCTAATGCTAACAGAAATGAATTCCTCATTGTCCTCAACTTTGCCGAATATAGCGATAGCAAATATTGCTACAATTCTTAGCGGTGTTATTACCGCCAGTCTTTGCCGCCACATCTTCCCATGTCAGTCCCTCGATAAAGCGCAGCGTGAATATCTGCCGGGTCAGGCTGTCGGGAATATCCGATATGTAGCGCTCAAGTCGGCTGCGCTCATATATGCGTTGCTCGATTTTAGCCTGGATTATAGCTTCGAGATCCGTTATCTCTGCTATGCAGCGTTCAAGCGCAGGCTCAGGGTTCGGGCTATGCGGCATACCATCGTAGTTTGGCGACCTCGGACAGAGCAAATTTGCCCGCAGTTCCGCAAGCCTCTCACGGTCAAGCTCTATCTCCTTGTCAAGGTAGTACAGCTGCGACAACTCTTTAAGCGTCATTTAACAGCCTCCTCTCGGGTTTTGTCGTGCTTTTCAATCTCCGGCTTCAGACAATGCCAAAACGGGCACAGAGGCTTTTCTCCGCCGGTCTGGACGAGAAACACGCAATGCTCATTCGGGCACATCTCAGGCACTGCCATCACTCACTTTCAAAAATCCCATTTCAATGAGTTCTCGGCCGCATCGCGGACAGTCGTGCCGGTCATTATCATCTGCTTCGAATATCTTGCAGCAGTAATAACATCTCAGGCAGCGTGTGTCCCGGTCGCTCGTCCGCTCCCGTATGTAGCGCCTGTTGGTCTCTTCCTGTGTTATTTGTTTCAGCATGGCAGCTCCTCGATTCTCACATAAATTCCCGGCACGACAGCCCAAAACTTTTCGCTGATCTCCGATGCGACCTGCGCATCGTCCTTCCAAAAGCGCAGCCGGGTCATGCAGTCTTTCAAGGCTTTCTCGAGATTGTCCGTATCGGGCTTCGAGGTTTTCCATTCCCCGTCTCTGTGCTTAGTCCCTGTATTGCTGAAGCACCATTTGACCATCAGCCTGACCGCGCCTGAATACGGTTCCTGCGGAATATGTGCTGCCAGGTGTGCCGTCAGCTTCCCCTTTGCCGCTTTCAGCTCGGTTGAATCGTACATTATCGCCTTACCGTTTTTGACGGTTATCTTTTTGTCATGATGCGTTACCGTGGGCGGATGCATCGGCATGAAAAATTCAGTTGTCATTTCAGTTTCCTTTCTTCAAAATTTTAAAAAATTTGCTTTTGTCTAAGGCAGGCGAAAAGTTGTGTGCGGCGGCAGCTTCAAGCCGCCACACTTTACGCCCTTAGACGTCGGACAGACGCAAACGCATATATATCGTAGATATATATGTTTGCGTGCGTCTGTCGCAAACACGGTCTTTTTCCGATTTTGCGGCTCCGAAACGCATTTTCGGTTTTTGACCGTTTTTGCGGCTCCGAGACGCAGAAGCAAAAAACCGACTTTGCGGCTCTCACTTTTTGCCAACTTCACCGTTTTCAATCCAAAATTTTTGTGATTCTTTTAAATGTCTGCGAACCGTATCTTCAGACTTACCCATATATTCCGACAGTTCTTTTACAGTTACTCGACCATCCATATTACAAGCATTAAAAGCTGTTTCGATACTTGCAGAACGATCTCTTTGACGCTCTTTAGAATCTTTTTTACCTTTAAAATTTTTCTGCCAGGTCTTGTTCCACGCCGGTCTATCATCTTCCGGCTTTATATCCTCCAGCACGCCGGTATCATCTATCCGATGCACGGGGTAATCGAACCAAAGATTGACCGGAGCGAACTTCGGGAACTCACGCAGGGTGCCCTCGACGCGCCACGCGGTACGCTGCTCTATGCTGTTCCACGCTGTTCTGACTTCGGCAAGCATAAGATCGCGGGATGCCGGAGACAGACTCTCGCCGCACATTTTGAGCAGCTCGTGCGCGGTATTCTCTTCGTCCTGCGACGGTTCCGGCAGCTTGAAGCGGCGCATCCATTTAAGGCAGATTTCACACTGCGCCTTGTCCTCTTGCTGTTTGCGGATACCGTCGGTTATATCAAGCTCTATGAGGTCGAGCAGCGCGTCGGGGTCGCGGGCAAACACTCCGCTGCCGGACGCTCTGTCCATGCTCCTCTTGCCGCCCTGAGCGCCTTTTGAATGGTGGTGGCAGTAGATAACCGCACACCCGAGCTCGGTACAGACCTTGTCAAACTGGTTGCAGAAATGCGCCATCTGATCTGCGCTGTTTTCGTCGCCGGTGATGATTTTATAAATCGGGTCAATGACAATGGCGATATAGTTTTTCTTTGCGGCGCGTCTGATGAGCTTCGGCGCGAGTTTATCCATCGGAATGGATTTGCCGCGCAGGTTCCACACATCGATGTTATGTAGGTTTTCCGCAGCCCAGCCGAGCGTTGTATAGACATCTTTAAAACGGTGCAGACAGCTCGCACGGTCAAGCTCGAGATTGACATACATTATCTTGCCCTGGGTACATTTGAAGCCCAGCCATTCGCGCCCCTCGGCTATGGCGCAGCACAGCTCTATCAGCGCAAAAGACTTGCCGGCCTTTGACGGTCCTGCGACAAGCATTTTGTGTCCCTGCCGCAGAACTCCGTCTATAAGCGGCGGCGCAAGCTCCGGCAGGTCGTTCCACACATCGGCGACGCTCTCCGGATCCGGCAGGTCGTCGTTTATGCTTTCAATCCATTCTTTCCATTCGTTCCATGAGCTCTTGCCGATGTTGGTATCAAGCAGATATTGTTTCTTTCCGTTGCGTTCAACGCCCGGCATACGGCTCAGCCGCGACGGATTTTTGTTCTGGCGGTCGATATCTATGCCGTTTTTCTTGCACACGTCATAGAGGTAATCAACGCGCTTGCGGTATTCGTCAAAGTTCGCGGCATCGATGCGTACAATGGCGTGCAGACTCTTTCCTCCGCTATAAACGAGACAGGCAATCGGCAGCTCGAGCTCGCGTATTATCTGGTTTTGATGGGTGATGTCGGTCGTATCGGATTCGACCAGAGCATATCGGAACTCCGTTACATTTTCATTTTTGACGCCTTTGCCGTCCAGAGGATTGAAGCGTATCCACGCCCCCGCCTCCGGCTTGCAATCGCCTATTACGCGACCTATGTCGCCCTCGCATTTGCTCAGAGCCTCTATAAGCTCTCCCGCAGTCCTGGTATACACGCCTTTCGTCGGCAGGTATTTACTGTCTTTTTCCCAGCTTTCGGTGACATAACCGACCGTCTCCCCCGCCTCAAAGAGCGTTTCGAGATATTTGGTAATCTGCTCTACGGGATTCCATTTGTCGGGAATATTCAACTCCTTGCCTTCAATCCAGCTTTTGTCGACAAGAACAAGATCATCCTTTTGTTCTCCGATAACGCTGTTCCAGTCAAGCGCGCCGTCATCTGCCTGAAAATGCCAGCCGTTATCTTTTGCCATCTGAACGATAGTCCCCGCCGTAACCGGTGCAGCGGCGCCGTTAAAGGTCTGCCACTTCTTTTCACAGTCGCCGGAATGATAGCGCTTGTCCGGTCGGGACCATTCATCCCAGTCATCGCAGCTGTATCCCTCATGCTTAAGCGCCATGCCGACTTCCACCCATTCGGAATATGTGCAAGCAGCCGGGTCTATGTATTTTATCAGCTCTTTCAGGTCGAGCTTTTCTTCTGTCATATCGTCATTGCCTCCGGTCTTTCCTTGGTCTTCTATTATTGGCTTGTTCTTTGGCTGTAGCCCATCGACAGTTCAGTGGTTCGTAATCGCCATTAACATCTATTCGGTCGATAGACAGCTCGTCATTATAGCTGTTATTAAGTGCCCATGTGCGAAATGAGCTAAAAGATTTCTTCCACTCATCACAAACTTTTATTCCCCTACCACCATAATTGTAATAGGATTTACAATTACTATTATTGCAGCGTTTAATCATACCGCTCCAAATGGAATAAAGTCTCGTTCCTTTGCCACCGTGTTTTGTGTTATTTCCATTAGCTCGTGCCTCGTTTTCATAGCAACCGCAACTAATTGTTTTTCCATACCGCAAGTGATCCCCTCTTATTATTTTTTCGCTACCACAATCACATCTACAAAGCCAAGCCGAATGACTTCCAATATTCCTTTCAGCGCGTTTAACAACATAAAGCCTGCCAAATCTAAGTCCCGTTAAATCTATTAATCCTTTAGTACTCATTATCGTTCCTCCTTTATAAGCTTACTTAAAGCATCTTTTACCGCTGATATGTTTTGCGAAACAGCCGTAGCCAACGCTTCAGAAATCGAAGCCCTATCACAACAGTACTGGCTTTTCCAAGTTTCTTTTGACAATGACGCTGAAATTGCCTCATCGATTTCTTCATAAAGTAGAGCTAAAAGAGATTCGGCTCTTTCTAATTCTATTACCGCTGTTTCATACTCCGTAATTCGTTCGAATGCTGTTTTTTTCATAACATGCGCTCCTTGTGTTAGTTTTAGCTTAGTTTTATTAACTATCGCTAACAAAAGATTAGCATATATTAATTAAGAAGTCAAGAAAAAAATTAACAATCGCTAACAAAATTTAGTTGACTTTTGTTTTAAATTAATCTATACTAATAAATAGGAGGTGCTTTTATGCCGATTAAATATTACAAGCTTTTTGACATATTACAACGCAGGGGCATGAAAAAAACTGATTTGCTTACAAAAGCCAAAATATCATCGCCCACTTTAGCCAAACTTTCAAAAGGTGAAACTGTGACTACAGAAGTGATTGAAAAAATTTGTGTGGCATTAAATGTTCAACCCGGGGATATAATGGAAATGGAAGCCGAAGCCGAGCAGGAGATATGATTTCTCCTGCTCTTTTTATTCAGGAATATAGCCATCCGGGGAAATCGTGTGAGGTATTCGCCATGAGTTGGAAGCTATACGCTCTATTAGCTTTGTGGCAGCATCGAAAGTCCATGTGCCTACATGCTTAAAGCCATATCGTTCAAGGCACCGAATTTGTCGTGGAGTAGCCAATCCTTCGTCTCTTCTTTTTGAAAGACAATTAAGAAGTTTCGCTGCTTTGCCTGCATTGTCAATATTATCGGGAAGTATACCCCATTTCTCCAATGCATCAATTTGTTCTTTGCTAGGCGGTAACATTTGATAACCGAACACCGGAACATAGCTTGAAAGATCCTGCGCGGAAATCGACATTTCATACTGCAGCGGGTCTACAAGTCTGCGCTTGCGCTTCCTCATTTCCTTGAGCTGCGACGCAAGAGCTTCTTCACGCTGAGCGACGACATCGCTCTCGGCCTGCTGCTCGGCAGCCTCAATATCAACCGGACAACCTGCCGTTTCGATATTCTCCGTCATCTTTTTTGCGACCTCTTCGTTTTCACATATCAGATGAGCAGGATGACAAAGTTCATGGCGCTCTGTATGCCACAAGAAATCGAGCAGCAGAAGATCCTTTTTGCCGGGTGCAAGGCGCGTTCCGCGCCCAACCATTTGGCTGTATAGGCTTCTGACCTTTGTTGGTCTTAATACAATGACACAGTCGACTGCCGGACAGTCCCAGCCTTCCGTCAAGAGCATGGAGTTACAGAGCACATTATATTCGCCGCGCTCAAACGCTTCGATTATCTCCGCTCTGTCCTGACTTCCGCCGTTGACTTCCGCAGCCTTGAAACCGCGCTCATTCAGAATATCCCGAAATTTTTGCGAGGTCTTTATAAGCGGCAGAAACACGACTGTTTTGCGCTCCCTGCAGTTCTTTATCATCTCGTCGGCAATCTGATACAGATACGGATCCAAGGCGTTGTCGATATCGGCCGCCTTGAAATCTCCGTTCTGCATTGCAACTCCCGTCAGGTCGAGATTCAGCGGAATTGTAAGAGCCTTTATCGGCGCAAGATAACCGTCTTTGATAGCCTGCGGAAGAGTGTATTCATAAGCAAGGGAATCAAAGTATGTGCCGAGATTGCGCATATCGCCTCTGTCCGGCGTAGCGGTGACGCCTAAGACATGCGCGTCTCCAAAGTGCTCAAGCACGCGCTGATAACCATCGGAAAGACAGTGATGCGCCTCGTCGATGATTATGGCGTTAAAATAGTCGCTGTCGAACTGTTCGAGCCGTTTTTCTCTCTGTAAAGATTGCACCGAGCCGACGGTTATACGGTACCAGCTGCCGAGGCAGCTTTCTTCGGCTTTCTCTGTGGCACACATCAAGCCGGTAAATTTCAGTATTTTGTCCGCCGCCTGTTCAAGCAGCTCGCCGCGGTGAGCGAGCACAAGAACCCGCTCACCGTTCTGAACACACTGCTTCGCAACATTAGCGAAAACGACTGTTTTGCCGGTGCCGGTCGGCAGGACAAGCAATGTGCGGTTATTACCGCTCGCCCACTCGTTGAATATTGCCCGTTCTGCCTCCAGCTGATAAGGTCTCGCGTCCAAGGATTAAAAATTCCCCGGAGTGAAAGCGGGACGCTGAGTGGATTCGTCCGGCTCAAGGAATTTCTTGACCTCATTGTAATAATTATCGTTGTAAAGCCTCTGCCCTATCTTGCAGCGGCCTTTTGAACCTACAACCTGCGCCCAGTTCATTCTCAGAGGTTCGCCGTGTTTCTTCTGACCGATACTGATAAAAAACGCGCACACAAGCCCTTCTGTTTTACGCGAGAGGAAAAGATTATGTTTGACGATTGCTGTGCCCTGCGGCGCGTCTATCTGAAGCGTAAGCTCTGCCTTCGGGCAGGCAGACATTTTCTCCGAGCCGTTGAAATAGCCGCGCTCAAAGCTTTTGACGGTGAATTCATATTCCCCTTCCGGCAGAAGTACAAATTCGTTTTCGGCTTCGATTACACTGTCCCAGTCGAGGGCGTCGTTTCTGTTGGCATTGTAGTTTTCGTTCATAGTTAATACTCCTTTTTATTTAAAATTTTCTTATATGATTGACGATGATATCGTAGACCTGCTCCCATGCGCCGATAAGGCAGCCGTTAATGAAAGCTTCGCCATAATTGAGAATCGGCGTGTCGGCAGTGAAGTAACCTTTCCACGCTACCGCACTTCTAAGCTCATCTTCGGTAACGTTGTTCGCCGTCATGAGTTCACGCAGCGCTGCCGGTAAGCCAGAACTCGGTTCAGTGTTCTCAGTGTTCGGGGTAGGCTCATCGGCATCGGCGGTAAACTCGTCGATTTTTGCCTTGAGCTCCTCTATGCTTTTTTTCGGCGGGTCGGGCAGCGCATTCGTCTGCGGCTTATCTTCCGGCGCCGCTGCGACATATGCACCGGAAGACGGAATAAACGGTGCAATAACGCTGAAATCGAAATCGACCTCGTCCGGCAGCCCGTATCTGTTCTTCGCATCCCAGCAGGGATGATGATTGGTATACATTACCCTTCTGCCGCCCTGTGCCTTTCTGCTGTCGGTCTTCTCGTCCTTTATCACGAACGTCTTATAGTTGACGAAGAGAACCGTGTCTGCCCATTCTTTTACGATCGGCGCGACATTTTTTGAAAGTTTCATCTCCCAGCGGTCGTATGCGCCGAGCTCGTCCGGCTGCTCAAACTTACGCATTTTGGCGTGAGCGGTCAGCACGACGTTAATACCTTTTGATATAACCTCATTGAGTAGGTCAAGAAGCCTGCCGAACTCTTCGTAGAGCTTTGTATAGCCCTTGCCGTATCCGAAGTCCTCAATGCTCTGTTTGTGATTTACGGAACATATATGATTACTTGCAAGCTGCTCTGCCCAGTCCGCTGTGTCGATGACAAGCGTCATACACAGTTCGGGGTGATCGCGAACATATTTGACTTCTTCGAGAAGCATCGTCCAACTGCTCGGTTTGTCAAAACGCTTAACGTTCAGCCTCTTTGTGCTGCCTTCCGTGTCGATGAAAATCGCGCCCGGGAACTTGGAAGCAAAGGTTGATTTGCCGATTCCCTCCGGACCGTAAACTATGACCCGCTGTGCATCTTCGATTATTCCTGATGTTATGTTCATTAAAACTGTCCTGCCTTCCATGCTTTTTTAGTCTCCGTCGGTTCGTTCACCACATATCCGTCCTCTATAAGGACACTGCATTCATCGCCGGTGCTGACCCTCGTTGCTATCGCCTGCAGCCCCTCAGACTCAAGCCATTTGCCGAACTCAGCAAGAGTGTCAAGATCCATCTGCTCGAGCTTATCAAGCAACACAAACCCGCAACTGGGGTTGAGCTTGCGCACGATGGCCGTGGAAACCTTGAGCTGATCCGCTCCGGACATATTGTCCCACTTGAAGCCGTTGTATGTCAGCTCGCCATCCTTGACCGACAGCCCCGGCAACGGAAGCTGTGCGGACTTGAGCAAGTCGGTTTTCTTTTGCCTAACATCTTCAAGCTCGTTTGTCAGCTGGCTGTACTGAGTCTGATACGCTTTCGCATCCTCTTCCGCTTTCTCTTTTTCAAGGTTGGCACGGATTTTAATGTTGATTTTCTCAACATTTTCAATGTCCTCTTCAAGCTCGACGGTGCTCAGATCCTCGAGGTGCTCCGTCTCCATGTGCGCGATTCTGAGGTCATCCATAAGGCTCTGCTGCTCCGTCATAAGACGTTGAAGCTCAGCCTGGATTCCGTTTATTTTGCTGTTGACGGCGTCATAGTGATGCTGTATCTCGGCGGCTCGGTCACGCTTGCGCTTATTCTCGGCGTTATGCGCCATAATACCTTGCTGCTGTTTGATAAGCTCGGATGCGGAAATCAGCTGCTCCGGTACATCCGGATACTCCGTCATCTCTCTGGCATACTTGAGTTTCTGATCGGCTATCTGTCCAATCATGTGGCGCTTGTTGTAGAGCTCCGTCTCGTCGTGCTCAAGCTGTGCGAGCCCGTCTCCAACGCCGATTATGCGCAAAAGTGTGTTGGCTTTTTCCTTGTTTGATGCGGTCATAAACCTCGGCAAATCAAGCGCAAGCTGAGAAATAAACTCGTTTATAAGCTGCTGACCGCCTTTTCTGCCGGTAGGGTCTGTGACCTTCAAGGTGCTGTTCTTCCCGGTGCGCTCCACTATGATGCCGCTGTCCATTGTGATTTTGAGATTGGGCGGCAGTACAGAACCCTCGCGCTGCGGCGATGACGGACGGTATCGGTCGCCGCCCAGTGCCCAAGCAATACTGTCAAGCACCGAGGTTTTACCCTGACCGTTACGCCCGCCTATCACAGTCAGACCGTTTTCGGTGGGCTCGATTTTGACCGCCTTAATACGCTTTACATTCTCGAGCTCAAGGCTGTTTATCTTCATTTGACATTAGTCTCCCTTCGTGTTATCATGATGTTGAGGTTTTACCTTTGCCGTCTTCGCTGCCCACTCAGCGTTGGCGGCTTTTATAATATGCGCAGCCATCTTCCGTCGGCGACGATTCGCGAAAAATCCCGGTCTCGTGGGTGTACATACATGCCGTACCGTCCCAGTCGCCGCACGGCGCTGCCATGCGTCTGCGCCAGTCACAGCTGTTGCAAATCGCCATTTTGCGCCACGGGTCTCGTCCGCGCTTCGGTGCCGGTGCCGGTGCAGCAGTGGGCTGTTGCCGTTGGTCGGTCAAGCCGGCGAGATAATCAATTGACACATCAAAATACTGCGCTATGTTCACCGCCATCGGAAGCGACGGACAGCTCTTGCCGCGCATATATGCCGATACCATGTTAGGCGCAGTGCCGAGCGTCGCTGCAAGGTCTTTCTGCGTGACTTTCGGCACGCTTTCGCGCATCAGGTCTTTTAGCCTGGCAGCAAGGATCTGCACATCGAACGGGCTTTTAGTCGTCTGATTTCCCATTGCGTTTTGTCTCCTTTCTGTTTAAAATTTTTGCTTTGAGGTCGTCCTCAAAAGCTATGAGCTTGTCCTCATGCCAAAAGCCATAGATGATAAGTACGACGACAAGGATCTCAAAAGCGGTCTGAATTGCAAATTTAAGTGTCATTTTCTTTCTCCTCAAAAAAACTCATTTGTCTTTCGCTCCAATCGATATATCTGTCCTCCCACTGCACCCCTATGTAGTCCAGCACCCTGCCCCAGCCATATCTGTCATTGGTCTTTGGGTCGGTCACGCATCGGTACATCCAAAATTCCCACTCTTTTTCGTTTTTCTCCCGAAGTCGGTCAAATCGATGTGGACGTTCTTCAAGGTGTATGCCAAAGCCGCACATGGAACAGCCCGTCCTTTGCGCTCCTGTGGTGTACAGCTCTCCTATGTCACCCTCCCACCTCTGATTACGCGACTTAATCTTGCCGTATATTTCAGGAATTGGAACGTTTAATTCTGTCGCAAGCTTTAAAAGGTCTTGTCTCGTGAATATTGCAAACGGGCAGGATCTTATGGATGTTTCCCCGAAATAATTGCATCCATTGAGCATTAGGCTCTTCTCTCTTCTGCCTCCCTCCGAAGCCATAAGACCAAGAAACGGAACACTGTTGTGCTCTTTAGCCCAATCATTACAGGGCTTCTCCTTGAGGTAATAACAGCATTTGTCACTCACAAGAAAGTTGGGCTTTTGATATTCAACGCCCTCATTCTCGTTTTCATATCCGCCGAACAAATTTAGCCATTTTTGCGGCAGTTTCATTCGGCTATTGGTACGGTTCCCGCCATATTCGCCTGTCTCGCCTGTAATTATGGCGTGTCTGACTGTTGCGTTATCAGGAGTGGGATTTTGTAATAGGTAGATTTTGTTTGCCTTTTCCTTGGACAGAACAGGAAACCCGAACTCCTGTAGAATCTGCGCCTTTGTCCACGGCTTACCATCCGAACGGAGCGCCGGCTTTAAGCGCTCAACACCGAGCTGCTTATGTACGCGCTGAATGCTTACATCTTCGAGGCTTGAGACACTCACAGCAGGAACGTCAATTCCGATATCGCGCAGAAATAGTAGCAGTGTGATGCTGTCCAGTCCTCCGACGGAAACATGGCAATTCAACCCCCGCTTCTCGCACTCCTGCACGAAAAACTCTGCAATCTCTCTCGCGTGAGCCACCTTCCGACCATATGACCATTCCTGTTTTTGTCTAAAAGCCTTAATCGTCCATACGTCGGCTTCGGACAGACCTTTTTCCCAGCCCACGTTACCCCTCCTCAAAAAATCGGTGCCCGCCGATGGTGCAAACATATGTCTGCGACTCGTGCCATAAACTCTGACAGAGCGCCGGAGCATAAAAATAAAGTATTTCGCGATCTGTCGCAGTCTCGCCGGCATCAAAGACCGCGGCGACGGCTTCCCTCGTCTCTGCGTTCGGTTCTACCCTGCGGTCGGTGTAACCATACTCCGCAATCACCTCCGCGGGGCGCTTGCCGGCCTTTTCGCACGCATTTAAAATGCACTGTGAGACCGCCATTTTGCCATCAAACGGCTCGATTCCCGATTCAGCCATAACAACCTCGCATATAAGCTCTCGCTCGTCTGCGGTCAACCGGTAGCGTGCTGTGGGTATCTGCGCCGATACCGTCGGTTCAGGCGCGGTAATCGGTTCTGTCTCCGGAACCGCTGCCGCCGCGAAAAGCAGGACAAGCGCCAGCACTGCGGTAATTGTTAAAAATCCTTTTGTCATTTTGATGTCTCCTTTCTGTTTTTGCCCTTAGCTCACCATCAGACCGATGTCTCCGCGCTTGAACTGCTCAAGCCGGTCAAGCCTAATGTAGTACGAGTACGACCCGCTCGGATTTTTGATTGCGATGCAGAAGGTGCATTTTCCCTCCCTCGCGAGCAGACGAATCTGATGCGGCGGTATGTAGATAACCTCTCTCAGGTACATTGACGCCTCGTCGACTGACATAAGTGCCATTTTTTTACGCATGGTGTTTTCCTCCTTCCTTGTTTTATTTCTTTTTGTGTGATATAATTTTTTTAATTTCTATCAAAGCAGGTGCAAATCGTGAAACCAATAAAAGACAGCCATTTCAAGCATCAAGATGTGCCCAAAAACATTCGCCAGTATGAGCGCCGTATGCGAAAGATACTCATGTGGATATTAGAAGGGAAAGAGCTTCAAGAGCTCTCCCCGTGGGATTGCGAAATACTTGACGCCTGTTTATCCAAAGGGTACATAGCCAGCAATCTCCGTACCGTTAGGACTGCCGATGGGAGCATCTATTTTGATTTATCCGGAGATGCCAAACTGACGCACGCGGGATACGAGTATCTTGCGAAAATCGACGCGGAGTCCAGAAGCCGTAAGGCAATTCTTATTTCTGTGCTTGCACTTATCATTTCCGTCGTTCCTTTGGTAATTAATTATGCGGTTGCTCCGATACTGGAGTGGCTTTCCAAACGCTGATACCCTTCGACGCGCCTACATCTTCCGCAACATTCGGAATGTCAAGCAAAACATCGTTAGACACAAGTTCCAGTGTCAAAACAGGCCAAGAGCCGCCCTCGTGATGAAATGTAACGCTGCGGACTGATTGTCCTATCTCAACGCCGCCTAGCTTCACACTGCTCGTCAGACCCGTGTTCGGATCGACTCTTATCTCGATTTTGTTCATCTTTTCACCTCGTTTCTTTGACCCTCAAAGGTCGAGTATTTTGAATGATCCATCGCGCTCAAAAGTCGCTTTAAAAGCGACTCAATGACCAAAAAAAATCGACGCTGGATTTTTGATGTCGAGGATACTTATCATAGCCTCTATCTCGTTGCTGTTAAGAACGCCTTTGTTGAGCTTGCGATTAAGCGTAGCTTCATGAATTCCCATTCGCTTCGCTACATCCGCCTGGGTCATCCCGTGTGCTCGTATTAAGCCTTTAATTTCATCCGTAGCTATCATATTTTCACCTCCTTAGTCGCTTTTTACGCTACTATACTAACATTCAAAAGAACACTTGTCAAGCGTTTTTGCAATATTTTTTCGCTTTTTAGTTGACTTTTGCCGCAAATCTGCTACAATGGTCATGGAGGTGCGAGATATGTCTTTAGGTAATAATATAAAATATGCACGAAAGGCCGCTGGCTTAACACAAGAGGATATTGCCAGAGAAATCGGCGTTTCCAAACAAACTGTCCAAAAATACGAGAGCGGCATCATCACCACTATCTCATCCGATAAAATCGAGATTATCGCGAAATTGCTCAGAACTACACCGGCTAAATTGATGGGCTGGGAAGACAACACATCAGCACAATCATTTAAACTTTTTTCTCCCAATGTAACTGATGACGTGGTTACCTTTCCGGTTCTTGGCAGCATCGCTGCTGGGTACAATGAGATGGCTATAGAGGACTGGAGCGGAGAAACAATAGATGTCCCGCGCTCTTTTCTCAAGGGACGAAGCAAATCCGACTTTTTTGTTCTCAAGGTACACGGCGATTCAATGTATCCCATATACCACACCGACGATAAAGTCCTCATTCTTCGGCAAACCTTTGTCGAGCGCAGCGGAGATGTCGGAGCCGTTATATATGATGGAGAATGCGCGACGCTTAAGCGTGTCGAAATTTTTGACGATATGGTGAGGCTCAGTCCGCTTAATCCTTCCTACCCACCCAAAGAGTTGACAGGCGCAAATCTCGAGCAGTATCACATCATCGGCGTTCCTTATCTCCTCGTGAGAGAGATAATTAAAAACTAATTAAGAAAGCAGTCGCCCATCTGAGCGCGGTTAGATGAGGAGCAAAGTACAGATTATTGTAAATTTTTTTAATATTCTAAAAATATATTGAATATTTTAGCCATTTGGGCGTAAAATCTTGTTGTAACTGTGTTTCAGTTACATTAAAGGGGCTGTTTATTTTTTGAGTCAGATTGAAAAATTGGTAGAGCGTTTTTTGAGTATTCCTAACGACTTAACTTATAAGGAGTTTGTTAGTGTTCTTTCTCACTTCGGATATAAAGAATTCAACTGCGGCAGCACCTCTGGCTCTGCGGTTCGCTTTGTCGACGAAAATAATAATATTATCAATATGCATAAGCCACACCCACAAAAGATAGTAAAGCGATATGCTATAAAAGATGCTATAGCTAAATTAAGAGAGGATGGAAAACTATGAAGGAGAATGTAATGGAGTACAAGGGGTATTACACCTCTGTGCTCTATGATGCAGAAGACCAGGTTCTGCACGGAAAAATCGAGCTGATAAACGATCTCGTTACGTTCGAAGCCGAACGCGCTGACGAGGTTGAGAAAGCCTTTCATGAAGCCGTAGACGACTATTTGGAAATGTGCAAAGCACTATCCAAAGAACCTCAGAAACCATTCAGAGGAATGTTTAATGTAAGGATTAGCCCCGAATTACACCGACAGATTGCAATCGAGTCGTTAAAAACCGGTATATCAATTAATCGCATCGTTGAAATGGCAATTGAGAGACTATTCGACAACGTGCAAACTAATGTCATTGATGAGCTAAATGCGTCCGAACGTCGAATCAAAGAGGCTGTCATAGTTGCAAACAATACACTTTGGGATAATATTACAAGCACTAAAAACCTTTTGTCTTTGGAGGTAAAACAATGAATCTTTTTGATTATCTTAACGACAAGCCGGCTGTCGCTCTTTGCGCTGTCGACGCCTTAGATGACAGTGTCCTTAGCAAGCTGCCCTCACTCCAAATAAGCATTGGTGACAACATAGATATCGACACAGCGGAAAATCCGGAAGGGCAAGTGTCTGTTATATATTCAAGGCGCGTTTCCGCAACCCCAGAGCCGCTTATTTCAATAAACATCTCATTTAGGATTATATGCACCCTGAATGACGATGGAATGAAGCTCAACAAAAACGATATTTTGGAGCTGCTTAAAGCAGACAAAAAAATAATATCCATGTGTGCCGCAAAAGCTTCGCTGCTTCTTTCTCAGCTAACAACCCTTATGGCCGGCAACACACCCGTCGTTACGCCGCCAACTTTTGTTGACGATTAAATAAAAAAGAACCCTCGGTGTTCCAGCACCGAGGGCTCAGGCATCAACACACACCATGCGTATAGAGTGGATTGATATAATTATTATATCATCCGCTCCAGCAAAACACAAGTAAAGGAGCGGATTTTTTAATGGCAAAGCGTGAAAACGGCGAAGGCAGCGTATATAAACGCAAGGATATCAAGCGGCGCCCCTGGGTCGTCGCGTTGCCGGCAAGTTATCGCCTGGACGAGCAGGGCAAGATGATTAAAAAGCAGGAAATCCTCGGGCACTACGCATCGAGCAAAGAGGCAAAAGCTGCTCTGGCTCACTACCTCGAACACCCGGTCACAGAGATAAACATGACCGTTGATGATTTGCATATGATATGGCTATCCCGCTCGGAGTATAAAAACATATCCAAACAGTCCCGGGATTGCTACAACGCCGCCTGGAAGAAGATTCCCGAAGATGTAAAGGCTATCAAAATGCGCGAGCTGAGAACGGAAGACATGCAGAAATGTATCGATGCATACAGCGCACAAAGCGGCACTTCGCTCTCGTATATAAAAATCACATTTTCGCGTCTTTATGCGCTTGCGTTGGAGAGAGACATTTGTTACAAAGACTATTCTAAATTCGTTAAGCTCCCAAAGAAAAAGAAAAACGAAATACATCCATTTTCCACCGAAGAAGTGAAAAAGATAAAGGCTGCCGCACAAGCTAATGTCCCATACGCCGATATCATTCTCATCCTGATTTACACGGGATTTCGTATTTCTGAACTACTCGCCCTTACTCCGGATGATTACATAGCGGATCAAGCCCTGCTCATAGGTGGTCTGAAAACCGAAGCAGGAGAGAATCGCCATGTTCCTGTTCTGCCGGTGATTAAGCCGTATATAGAAGCACTCGTAGCAAAGCAAGGTAAAAAAATAGTATGCCGTGATGACGGCGAGGGATACAGCTCGAGCTACATGCGCAAAAAGTATTACGACTGCCTTGAAGAGATAGGAGTTAAGCGTCTATCCCCCCATTGCTGTCGAAAAACATGTGCAACAATGATGGTAGAAAGCGGTGTATCACCCGAAGCTACACAAATGATTCTTGGGCACGAAGAATACAGCACGACCTTAAAATACTATGCACTTGTATCAGACAAAACTCTTCACGAGGAAATGGCGAAGATATCTTAAAATCCGTAGTAATCCCGTAGTAACGCCCGATTTCCGTTTAGCATTTATCGTCTGTTGCGCACATCCAAGCCACTATATGTTGTGTTTTTCTCCGCAATTTGCTATGTGTATGTACTACATATTTGACTTTTAATCAAGGTGTCCGGAGTTCGAATCTCCGATGGATCACCAAAAAGAAACCCAACAGCTACAAGCCTTGTAACTGCTGGGTTTTTCATTTTTTGAGGGCGTTATCCAAGGGCGAGAGAAAAGCAAAATTAACTACCGTTTTTGAGGGAATCAAGTGCACATACTTTTTGACCATTTCGAGCGAGGTATGACCGAGAATCAACTGCAAGCTGTAAATGTCCCCGCCGTTCTCTAAGTACCGTGTAGCAAAGGAATGGCGCAACAAATGAGGGTGCAGCCGAGGAATATCAGCCTGCACTTTCAGACGCCTGAAAAGCTGTTTCACGGTGCTCTGATTTATGGGAATCAAGGTGTCTTTTACGAATAAAGGTGTCTCGATGTTCGTTGCAGGAACAATGGAGCAGTATCTCAGTAAGGCTCTTTTGCTGTTCAATCCGAGAGGAACGAAGCGTTCAACGATACTGATATTAAAATCAGCATTAATCTTATCTTGACATTTATACCAAAGCGTGATATTTTTAATACAGAACCGATATTTGACTTCCCCCAC